CGGGCATCCTTCTGGCTCTGCTGTGTGGCCGGGCCCGCCTCCTGCTGCCGGATCAGCGCCTGGTACTTTTCATCGTAGGCTGCGCGGTCTATCATGCCGTCCACATACAAGTCCTGGAGGCGGGACAGCTTCCGCTGGATCGCGCCAACGTCCACGACGGCGCGCCGCCGCTGGGCCTCCTGCACGTCAAACTGCGCTATGTAGGCGTCCAGCTGCGGCTGGATATGATCCAGCAGCCAGCCCTCCAGGCGCGGCTCCCAAGGCGTCGTTTTCCAGGAGCAGCGATTTTCGATCCAGTGCTGCGTACAGCGATACCGCAGATACAGCCGATTCCATTTGTAATCGAACTGAGGGAACGCTTTCAAGGTGCAGCCGCAGACAGGGCAGCGCAAAAGACCCGTAAACACATAGCTATACTTGCTTTGCCGCGTGTGGCCGGAGGCCTGCCTTGCCAAGATTTCTTGAACGCGCTGGAACTGATCCGACGAGATAATGGCAGGGCAATAATTTTTATTATCCCGGTACTGGCCGCAGTACAAACCGTTCCGCAGCATCCGGCCTATCGTATTACGGGGCAGATCAACGCCGCACTGATCGCGCAGCCAGACCTGCGTACTGCGTGCGCTTTGTGCCGCCTCATAGTGATCGAAGAACGCCCGCACGATTACGGCCTGATCTTCCACGATCTGCACGCGGTGGTCGCGCACCTCCAAACCATAAGGCAGGGATTTGGAGCCGAAGATCGCGCCGCCGTTCTTTACCCGCTCCGAAAATACAAACTTTATCCTGTCCGCCGTTCTGTCGCTCTCGTCCTGGGCGACGGATAGGCGGATATTTAAGTTTAACCGCCCGTTCGTCGTGCTGGTGTCGTAGTCCTCCAAGATCGCCTTCCAGTTTGTCCCGGCGGCGTCCAGCACATCCTGCACGCGGTAATACTCCCGCACGCTGCGGAACCACCTGTCCAACTTTATAAACAGCACATAGTCAACGCCGCCAGCCTTTACGGCCTCCAGCACGCGCAACAGGCCGGGGCGGCGCTGTATTTCTTTACGCGCGCTCACGCCGTCGTCGCTGTACTCCGCCACGATCTGGCACTGGAACGTGTCGCAGAACTCCCGCAGCGCCTCACGCTGCGCACCCAGACTGTAACCGTGCCGGGCCTGTTCGTCTGTGGAAACGCGGATATAAAGCACCACCCGCGCGCGATACCACGAATAATTTTGCGGTTTACCGTACAACATAATAAAAACACCCCGCGAAATTGTACAAAGGTACTATGCCGCGCGGCGTTTTTGTGCTATACTTTCTGCTGTGAGGGCGTGAAGTATGGCACAAAAGCCGTGCAGCGCGTTCTTTGGCCGTTTCCGTGCGCCAACACGGGGGCGGCCCTTTTGCTTTTATAGGGGGAAATGGTGCGTGTATATGTGTGGGAGGCCCGCCAGGCTGCCGGGCTGACGCTCCAGCAGCTGGAGCATAAAACCGGGATAAGCCGCAGCACCTTAAACCGTATTGAAAACGGCAAGATCGTGCCACGCCTGGATCAGCTGGAGGCCATAGCAGCCGCCACAAATACGCGGATCACCGCCCTATTTGATAGCCCTTTGAAGTAAGTATGAACCCAGCGCAGCCAAAAGGCAAGCCGCGCCGGGCTTATTTCTCAATATTGAGAAATGACAGCCCAAACCATTGCGCCGCCGCTCCACCCGGCGTATAGTCGAATAAAGGAGGCGACGGCGAAATGAACAGGGCGCAATACTGGCAAGCGATAAAAGCGCTGCTGCGCGACGCAGACCTGGGCATACTGCGGCGCGTGTATAATTTCGTGCAGCAGATCACCCTACATTAAACCATTTTCGGCAAGCCACGAAAAAGGTTAAAAAAGGCGGCGGCCTTTACTGGTCGCCGTCCTTTTCTTTCTTTTCGCGCTCACCCAAGCCCAGCGCGTAACCGTACATAAAGGCGGCGTTGTCTTTGCCCAGGCCGCCCTCCATGCGCTGGATCGCTGCGTCGTCCATGTAGCGCTCCATGATTTCGGCAGGAATGGCCCCGGCCAGAAACTTGTCGATCAAGTCCCGCAGTTTTACCCAGTCCTCCTCCGAGAACTGCGCGAAACCTTTAAAAATGGACTTTGCAAGCGTGTTGTCGCCCTGCATGATGCTGTCCACGATCCCGCCCAGCGCATCGTCCGTATTCACGAACATTTCGCCCTGCCCGGTGGTGAGCCAGCCGTAGTCGACGTTGAACTCTTTACAGAGGGCAAGGGCCATGCGATCAGTTAAAGCGCGGTCACCGCTTTCGATGCGGGAAATAGCCACGCCAGTAACGCCGACGCGCCGTCCGACCTCCTCCTGACTTAGGCCCAGAGCTTTGCGAAATTGCTTTAGGGTAGTCTCCATAATAAATCACCTCCTGCCAGTATATTAACACAGTATCTTAACCTAGTCAAGATGCAAAACAAAGAAACTTGACCAACGGTAGAGGCGGTAATAAAATAGGAATGAACAAGGGAGGCCACGACGATGAACAGACCACCAGAACCAAACTACGCCGCGCCGCTGCCGCAGCGCAGGGACACAGCGAACCACCGCCAGGCCGACCTGTACGACTACAACATGGAGACGGAGGGCGCACGCATCCATGTTGAAGTATGGCTGCACGAGGAAATCACCCCGCCGCAGTCTGCCGAGATTTTCCTTGCGATGGAAGAATTGCGCCGGGCGGTATGGCGCGCCACAAAAGAGGCCCGGCGGATCACCCAGGCGGCGCAGCCGCCGCCGCAAGTATAGGAGGACACCCACATGAAAGAAGAAACCGCCCGCGCACTGACTTTGGCAGCGTGCGCGTTCCAGGCGTATGCACTGGCGAAAAGTTTTAAGCGGGAAGTGATCGACCCGTACCGCAGCAGCACCAAAGAGGACACCGACCAGAGCCTGGAGGCCATGACGCCGGATGTGCTCAGAGACTACCAACCGCGCAGCCGGGCCGCGCTGAAAGAACGCTACGGCGTGGACGCGCAGGACGTACTGGCCACGCTGCACAAGCCAGACGGCGAACCGCTGCCACTGAATGAAGCATGGAATGTGCTGGAATCCGTCCAGAAACTGATCATAAAAAAGGCCCATGAAGTGGCGCGCGTCCAGACCGTGGCCGACATGAACCTCTAAAACAAAGAACTGCCGAAGGAATAGGAGGCCAGCGTGGAGAAAAGAAAAACGACCCAATGCACCGAGCGCGGCCAGCATAAGCGCTGCGCCCACCTCTGCCGGGGCGAGGCCACGTGCTGGCGCAACTATGTATGCGACCCGGCAAAAAATAAAGATTGCACAGGTATACCCGGCGGGCGCTGCATGATCCAGTGCTACAACACACTGGACAAAGACCGGGCGCTGATCCCGAAAAGCTGCTGCAAGTATGGCCCGGCGCGCCGGATCGCTGGCTACTGCCGCCCGCTGCTTTTCCTTTACCTCAAAACCTTGCAATGGCGCGGCATTGTGCCCCGCGCTGCACCCGGCGCGGTGCGTGTGGCGCTGAAAGACAAGCTGCACGAGGCGACGGCAACGCCACGCTATTACATAAGAAAATGGCGCGGCCAAGTATGACCGCGCCACCTGCGGGCGTTATGCCTTATAGGCGCGCCCTGCGGCTGTGAGGGTTATGTTTTCCACACCGTCGCTACTGTAATAAATTTCGGAAACAAGGTGCGCGTCCTTTAAGTCTATGGCCGCGCACTTTAGGGCAGCTTCAGACAGGCCTAAGTCGTCGATATTGCCCTCTTTGTTTTGACCCCAGCGTAACAGCTGGGCCGCTGCTTTAGATAAGCTCATAGCATTTTCACCCCCTTTCGCGCAACCCGCAAGCGCTGGGCTTTATAGGTACACCCGGCACGGGGCGGGATTTACTTTAGAATGGCAACAGCAAGCGCCACCAGCGCCACAGCGTTGTCCGCAATCCACTTGCGAATTGTGCGTTTATATTCAACGTGCTTTTCTTGCTGGTGCTTTTCCTCTACGGCCTCTATGTAAGCCTCCGAGGTTTCGCGCCACCAGTCCATATACTCTTTCATATTCACGGCATTTTCACCCCCCTTTCGCGCTGGCCGGGGCGTTTGCTCCGCCCTGGCCATGTTTTAGACATTCTCAACTGCATATATTTCTCCTTTTCTCTCCGGGAACCCCAGGCGCTGCAACGCCTGGGGTTTTCTTTTTTTTGCAGGATAACTCGTGCAGAAATAGCTGTCAACGGGGCCTATAAGGCTGCAATTTTGACTAAGGTAAACAAAAATATAACGCTGTAAGTGTGCAATGTGCTAAAATATTACCTATGGTAAGAAAATACGTTGACAAAACTACCATAGTAAACTATAATCTTAACCAAGGTAAGACAAACCAAAACAAAAGAAAATTTTTAAGGCCCCACGACGGGGAGCAAAGGAGAACACCATGGAGAAGAAAGTCACGATCACCTTAACAGAAAAAGAAGTGAAATACATTCTACTGGCCGCCACTGCTTTGAAATATGACGCCAGCCGGGAGGCGAGGAAAGCGACAGACGACGACTTCCGAGAACTCAAAGAACGCACCGCAGAAATGTGGGCGGAAATCCACGACAAGATCAAAGCACAGCGACAGGCACAGGAAACGGAATAAAGGGGGCAACACCATGAAAAACATTGAAGTCACCTACGACGCGCTGATCTGCGAGAACGGAACCTATGAACAAGGCGAAGCCGCCTTTATTCTGCCCATGACCGACGAGCTGGCCGCCGAATATCTGGCAGGACGCGCCACGGATCGCGGCGCGGTCAATCTGGTGGAAACCGCGCTGGAGGCTGTCGAGGTTATGCGGGGCCGCGTCTATGTGCGCGGCAGTATCAAAGCCTACCGCGAAACCAAGTAAACCACCCCGGCGGGCCAGCAGCCCGCCGCCTGTCTGGGGCTGATCCGCCCCACCGATGATGGCCCAGGGAGGGCCGAAACAGGCCCCGCGCGACGGGGAGGAAGGAAAGAAAAATGACGGTTTTTCAAGAATTGACAAAAGGTATGAAGTTCAGCGAACCCACGGAAGATATTAAAAAGAACATGGTAAAAGTCTTTAAAAAGAATTTCGGCTGTCCGCCATGGAATGATGAGTACGAGGAAGGGTGCGCGGGGTTCACTGGCTGCGAAAGCTGCTGGTTTGGGTACATAAACAGCGAAGCAAAATAAAGGCCTCAAAAGCGAGAGCCGGACGTGATCCGGGGAAAAGGAGCCGAAAATGAAGATTGCAACACTTGAAAAGATTCACGAACTGCTAAAAGGCGAAGTTGAGGCCAGACGCAACGCGGAGAACATCCTCAAAAAAGCATACGACAGGGCCGTGGACGACCGGGAAGAAATCGCCGCCGCGGTAGGCGACATGAAGGACAAAAGCCTGGCCACAGCAAAGCGAGCCGCCGATGGAGCAAAGGCGGTATATGACGACGCTATCCGGGAATTTTACGCAGCCGACGCCGCCCTCCGCGATTTTGAAGCCCAGGAATTTTAAGGGAGCCAAGACAATGAAATTTTATTTTGACGGCGAGCTGATCCGCACATCCAAAACCCACCACTACACGCACGCTGTCGTGCTGCCGACAAAGCCGGGGGCCACAAACAAGTGGGACGCGCTGGGCTGCCGCGCGTCCCTGGCAAATGCCCAGGCGCTGCTGGCACAGGAACGCCGCCGAATTGCCAAGTACAACCAGAAAACAGCCGACGCCCTGCGCGTGGTAGAACTGGAGGCCCGCCCGTGATGGCCCCAGAGCCGGAGGGGCTGGACTGGCAACAGGACGAATACGACAGAATCCCACCGCGATACATGGCCGTAACTGCGGACAAGTACGAGCTGCCAGTGGCAGTGTTCGACAATATCCAAGATTTGAGTAGATGGGCACACACAAGCACCGCAACGGCACACGACGCCATTACAAGACAGACAGTAAGAAAGAAAGGCCCGGCGGCTGGCTGCCGATTTATCCGGCTGCCGAACGACATTGACTGGGGGAAAGGATGAACGAAAAGCAGAAACTGATCCGCGAAACCGCACAGAAATTTGAGGCCCTGCGCCCCGATATGCAGCAGTTTGTCCTGGGCTATCTGGTAGCCCGGCAGAACACACAAGGAGGCCGACATGATGGAAAATAAAGACCTCTGCAAAGATTGCAGCTACAACACGGGCGAGTATTTCCTATATTGCGAGTTGAACTGCTACGGAGTAACAAAAACAGACGGCCGCGGCGTGGTTTGGAAGTGCGACGACTACGAACCGCGCCCGGCTGAAAGCCAGAAATAAACCACCCCGGCGGGCCAGCGGCCCGCCGCCTGTCTGGGGCTGATCCGCCCCACCGATGATGGCCCAGGGAGGGCCGAAACAGGGAGAAAAACATGGACGAATACGAGAAAGCCGTCGCAGAGGCCCAGGAACTGGCCGCGGAGAACCAGCGCAAAATTGACATATTGCTGGCGGACATGAACCGCCAGGAGCTGCGCAACACCCGCACAGACGCCGCCGCCCTGGCCGCTCTGGAGCGCGATCTGCTAAACCTTGTGAACGGCTCCAGAATAAAGCGGGCCAGAGATCGCGGCCTCCTGCGCTGCGCTGCTGCCACGCTGCACAAGGTACGCCGCCAGCTGCTGGACGACGCAGACCGCGCCGCGCTCTGTGAGCGCTGTATGAACCCGCACGTTTTGAAAGACCAGGACGAGCTGGACGACGTGTGCGCCCAGTGTCCGCTGGAAAAGACGGCGGGCTGATATGCCAGCGCGCGACAGCTACATGGACGGCGGCAAGCCCGCCCGGTCTGCCGTCCCGCAACAGATGGATATACCAGGCTTTGGCGGGCGCTACTACATCCGCATAGACGGCACAGTCTGGCGGCGGTGGAAGTCGAAAGACGTGCAGCTGCATGGCGTACGACACGGCAGGAACCGGGACTATAAGCTCACAACGCCGGAGGGGCGCAGCATTTGCAAGCCCGCGTCCGCAATCGTGCGGGCGACCTACTTTAAGGGCCTGCCGTCAAATATGCGGCTGGCGCACAAGGATGGCCTGGAGAGCAACTGGGCTTACTGGAATTTGCAGCCCGTAACCGTGCAGCAGCTGGGGAAAATGAGCCACGGCAGCATGGACGCCCGGCGGATTCTGAAAGTAGACCCGGAAACGGGCGAGGTCGTGCGGATTTTCCGCAGCTCCCGCGCTGCCGCTGCTGTGGCCTATTGCAGCTACCAGACGATCCTGGACGCCTGCAACCGCAAAAACAAGAAACAGCCAGGGATTGCACCAGATGGCTACCGCTATTCCTGGGAGAAAGGAGAAACAAGCGAATGAAAAGACAACTGCGCGCCCTGCTTGCGCTGCTGGCCGTGTTGGCAGTAGACACGGCGTTCTGGGCGCTGATCTGGTGGGCGGTGCAGCAGCTGCGCAGCCTGGTTTGTCTGCTGTTTGTTATGTGCGCCGCCGTATGGCTGGCGTAACGAATTTTAGGAGGATATGGCAAAATGACGAACGAAGAATACAAAAAGATCACAGAACTGGAATACAAGGCCAAGCAATGCCGCGCGGCAGGAATCGACCCAGAAATAGACGACGGCACGGCCTGGGCAATGACGCACACGCGGGAGTGCCGAATGGTAACGGACGGCCAGCGCTTTTGGGAACAGCCGCGCCTGATCCTGGAGTTTGACGTATTCCAGGGCGGCGTCGTGACTATGCGCTGCTATCTGCGCAATATTCCGAAGCTGCCGCGCGCCGTCATTGAAAAGACGCACGCAAGCGTCGCGGGCGACGATCTGCTGTATATGTTCCCAATCTATGAAACAGTGATCTTTGACCACACCCACCGCGACGCCCAGGGCCGCACCTGGCGCGAAACGATCCGGGGCGACTACCGCGAATACCAACGGGAACAGGAGGCGACGGCAAAATGACGAATTTCGCGCAGCGCCTCCGCGTTCCTGCCCGCCAGCAGGAACAGCCCGCCACGTTCGCGGTGCTTTTCTACGAGATCACCCACGGCGCAAAGAACGAAAAGACCATGCCCGGCTATATGCTGGAGAACGGCGTGGAGCTGGCGGACTGGCTCACGATCACAGCAGACGGCCACCGCCTCCACCTGGCAATCGACGACTACCTGGGCATGATCCAGGGCCAGCGCCCAGACTGCCGCGCCTACACAGCCATGGGCAAAAAGGACGAGCCGGGCCACTTTGCCCTGGCTCACGTCGTCGCCTGGGGAGAGCCGGACGAACACCACGCGCAGCTCATGCAGCTGTACACACTGCACACAGGCCGCACGCCCACCACCCTACCCAGTACCGCCACGCCCTGCCGCGACAGCGGCGGCAACATGGCGGGCTGGTATGACAAAAACGAAAGGAGCAACGAATGAACAAGCGCGAAATCGTGCAAGCCACGGTGCGGGACTTTTCCCGCCTATCCTACGAGGCGCAGCAGTTTGTCCTGGGCTACATGGTAGCCCGCGCCAACTGTACCGCCAACACCACCCCGGCGGATCAGCCGGAACAGAAAAAGCCCGCATAATGCGGGCGGAGGTATCAACAATGCAAGGCTTAAATGTTGAAAAGCTCTATAAAACCCTGGCGCACATCCTGGCAGACCGTGAGGGCTGCCGCGTGTCCGTTGACGTGCAGCCGATCCAGGCCGCGCGCAGCGCATGAGGCCGTACTGGCAGCGGAACCAGGACGGCAAAGCCTGGCTTCGCCGCTGGGAGGAAAAGCGCCGCCACGCATTCGACGGCGGCCAGATCGACCACAGCAAGGACAAGAGCGCACCCTGGAGCCACCCGGCACACTATGGCTACCTTGTGCCGCTGACAGGCGCAGCCCTGGAGGCATACAAGGGCTGGAAAATCCGCACGGGAAACACCGAAACGTCCGACGCGGTGCGCTGGGCTTTTGAGGACTGGTACATAGGAATTTGCCGGGATGAACTCAAAAAGACGGCAGCCAGGACGAAGGCTGCCGACAGCTACATGGACAATCTGAAAAAGAACAAAAAAGGGGCCAGTGTCTAACGGCTTGACAACCGACACTGGCCCAACATCATAAGGGCGGACGCAACGCTGGAACGCTGCGGCCTACTAAAAATATAACACGGTAGCGCCGCCACGTCAACCGCAAAACCAGGGGCCGAAAGGCCCCTATAACGCCCTTGTGATAGGTACTAATGTTTCGACGAAAGGCAGCTATCACACTATGGCAAGAAAAGCAGCACAGCCCAGGCTGGGGGCTGGGGGCGCAGCGCCCCAGAATGGCAGACAAGCCGCCCGGCAGAACCTGGCCGAAGCCACAACGGAAAAGGGCGGCGCGGCAGAGCAGAACCTCACCACCGCCCAGGGCTTGCTCCCTATCCAGCCAAAGAAACAGAAAGGCCACCGCCCCTCTGCCGGGAAGTGGCAGCCATACGACTACGAGAGCGCCTACGAGCTGCCCCTGGATCAGCTGACAGAGCAACAAGTCCAGGAAATGATAGACCGGGAGCGCCGCGTCGTCTATGCGACTAAAACCGTAAAGCACGGCCACCAGTTTGACGTCGAGATTTTCCCGGACTTTACCCACCTACCCGGAACCCTGCCGAAAGACCGCAGTAACCGAGAGGCCCAGCGAAACCTCAATGACCGAAACAGCCGCAAAGAGTGTGAGCGCCGGATCAATGAGAATTTCGGCCCAGATGATTACTGGGTGACGCTCACCTGTCTACCCAGGGAAGAACCCCAGACAATGGAGGACGCCCTCCGCCTATTCCAGAACTACATAAAGCGCATAAACTACCGCCGCAAAAAACGCGGCCTGGAGCCAGCGCGCTATGTGTACGTCACAGACTGGACAAAGAACGGACGCCGCGTCCGCACCCACTACCACCTGGTACTGGACGGCGGGCTGCCTATGGACGAGGTAGTAGAGCTTTGGGGCCTGGGCAGGAAAAACACTGTTGAATACCTCACCCTGGACGAGCGCGGCCTCTCCGGCCTGGCCTACTACATCACGAAACCGCACGCCAGCGACACCGAGAACATAAAACACAAGAAACGCTGGACGGCCTCCAAAAATCTGCGCCGCCCGGTGGAACACAAGAACCATCAAGCCTTTGGCCGCCGCAAGGTCGAGGCCCTGGCGAAAGCCCCGGCGGATATGTTCGCCACGATGGAAAAGAAATACCCGCTTTATTGGTGCGAGGCCGCAGAGGCCCGCCACAATGGTATAAACGGATATTTCTACCTCCGCGCCGTGCTGCGCGAACGCTGCCAGCCGGGCGACCTGGTGACGATCACGGGCAAGCCGGAACTGCTGGAACGGCTGCCAGACGTGATCCAACGCAAGCTGGCAAAATACCGCCGTTTCGCCGTCGTGTCCGTGGACTACACCGCGCCCGGCTGGGAAACCGCCGTATTGCAGCCGATAGGAACGAAGGACAGGATAGCGTGTCCGGCCCGCGCCTGTATTGTGAACTAAACAGAGGTTTTTACGCTCAAAAAAGCGGAAAAATGAGCCGAAAGGAGCCGAAAACAAACAATGCGCCAGCAATGCGAGAAACGAACGGAGGACGGAGAGCAGGAGGTCGTGATCCAGTGGGCCGCGTTTATGTCTCCAGCCCACCCGGAACTGCTGAACCTCTACCACGTCCCCAACGAGGGTAAGCGCAGCAAGGCAGAGGCAGCCCGCCAGCAACGCCTGGGACTGCGGCCCGGCGTCCCCGATCTGATCCTGGACAGCCCGAAAGGCATATACCACGGCCTCCGCGTCGAAATGAAAGTAAAGCCGAACAAAACCACCGCAGCCCAGGAAAAATGGCTGGAACGACTGGCCCGCGCGGGCTATTTCGTGGCCGTCTGCTACTCTGCCCAGGAGGCAATCGAAACCATAGACGCCTACATAAAGCTGCGCCCCGGCCAGACCCACCCGAAAGAGCAAAGGAGGACAGAAACGTGAAAATTATTGCAATCATGGCCCAGAAAGGCGGCACGGGCAAAACCACCACGGCCACCACGCTTGCTTATGACCTGGCCCAGCTGGACGGCCCGGTGCTGCTGATCGACGCCGACCAACAGGGCAACGCCTCCCAGATCATGGGAGCATACGACCCCACCGCCTGGGGCGCGGAGAAGCTGCTGGAGCCGGGCACAGACGCCGCCAGCGTGGACGACCTCAAACAAACCCGCGAATGGCAGCCAAAGAAAAAGGCCCCGGCGGTGCGCGTGGACGTTGTGGCAGCCTCTGCGGCCCTCATGGACGCAAACATGGACGTGGCCGCCGACACTGTAAACGACCAGGTACACCGCCTCCAGGAGCGTCTGGCCGCCGTCTCCAACGTCTACAAGTACGCCGTCATAGATTGCGGCCTCCTGCTGGATATGGCTGCATTAAATGCCCTGGTAGCGGCAGACCTCTGGATCGTCCCCGTTAAGCCCGGCGGGTTTGAGGTGGACGGCCTCCTGCGCGTCCGTGAACAGCTGGAGGAACTGCGGCAGTTAAACGACGGCCTGGAACTGTGGGTGCTGCCCGTTATGTTTGGCAAGAGCAACGCTCACAAGGACGTCATGGCTCATTTACGCAGCCTGGGCCACCGCGTCACACTGGCGACGATCCGCCGCTCTGTGATCGCAGAATCCTACACGGCGGCAGCTCTGCCGCTGCCTGTATACAGCCCGCGCTGCGGCGTGGCGAAAGACTACGAGGCCCTGGCCTATGAGGTCATGGCCTGGAACGATGAAAGCGAGGTTAAAGCATGACAGGACGCAGCATTTTGGACGGGCTGAACACCGCCAGCAAGGCGGGCGTAAAGGCTACCCCGTCCGCACGTTTCCGCACGAAAGAAATTGACATTGACAATATATACCGCAACGAATTGAACCAGTACAGCCTGGACGACGTGGACAACCTGGCGCGGGCTATTCTGGTAGCGGGACGCCTCTACCACAACCTGGTCGTGGTCTATGACCCAGACCAGGACGCACAGAGGGACTACAGGCTGGTATCTGGTGAGCGCCGCCTCCTGGCCCTCCACAAACTGGTGGACGCGGGCCACCCGGAGTATAAAACCGTCACCTGTCAAGTGATCCCGAAAGGCAGCCAAGCGGAGGAACGCCTGGCCGTGATCCTGGCGAACACACAGCGGAACAAAACAGCAGCGGATCGCGTCCAGGAGTACGAGAACCTAAAACAAGCGCTGGAGGAAATGAGAGCCGCCGGGGTCGATTTTTACGGGCGCAATCTGACCGAGGGCAAGCTCCGCGACCACATGGCCGCGATCATGGACGAGGCCGACGGCACACTGGCCGCCCTGGAGAAGATAAGCAACAGCCTAACCCCGGAACTGCGCCAGCTCATGGAGGACGGCAAGCTGAACTTTACAACCGCCACCGCTGCGGCGGCCCTCTCCCTGGACGCCCAGGCCCAGCTGGCGCAGCAGAACGCCGCCAAGGGCGAGGACAAGCCGATCACAAAGCAGGACGTGGCAAAGGCCCGCACCACGTCCGCCCGCGAATACCTCCGCCAGAAATACCCCACACGCCCCTGCGAGTGCGACAACAGCCACAACTGCGACAACGTGGACAACCTGGTGAGCTTTTACCGCGACGGCGCGACGTCCGGCTGCGCTGGCTGCTGTGCCTGGTGCAAGGAACGCACCAGCTGCCCGAAATGCTGCGCGGAGGTGGCAGCGGGCAGCCAGAGCGACGCAGACACCCCCCTGCACGGCGCGCCGGACAGAATACAGCCGCCTACAAGCCAGACCGCAGAAAACGCCGCAGAGGACGCGACAGCGGCTGCTGCACCATTTGCCGACGACGCCCACCCGGAACACGCCGCGACCATGTGCTACTCCTGCCTCCACTGGGACGAGTGCAGCGAGAAATCCGACAGGGTGCTGTCCTGTGACAAATACGAGAACCCCGCCGAAAAGCGCACGCCACTGGCCCCGGCGGGCGAGGTCACGACCACCCAGGCCGACGCCGCCCACACCATGCGCACCGACGAGGAACTGGTAAACGTCTTATACGCCGCCATGAGGACGCTGGAATATCAGGGCCAGATCAACGAACTGGAGGCCCGGCGGCTCCACTCTCTGCTGTCGGCAATGTACCGCCGCTGGATTAACACGGGCTGCTGGAAACCCTACGGCGCAGCAGAGGAACAGGACGAGAAAGAAAGGAGAAAAAGCCAAGATGTCAATAGTTGACATTCACGCCCCGGCGGGCGACGGCTACGGCGTAATTTACGCCGACCCGCCCTGGAGCTACCGCCAGCAGGGCAACGGCGCAGCGGCGCGCCACTATCCCACCATGACGCCGGACGAAATAAAAGCCCTGCCCGTCCAGACCCTGGCCGCCAAGGATTGCGCCCTCTTGATGTGGGCCACGTTCCCGAACCTCCAGCAAGCCCTGGACACGATCCGCGCCTGGGGCTTTGAATACAAAACCCTGGCATTTTGCTGGATAAAGAAAAATAAGAGATCGGGGGGGGATTTTTGGGGTTTAGGCAGCTACACCCGCCAAAATGCGGAGGTTTGTCTCCTGGCCGTCAAGGGCCACCCGCGCGTAGTAAGCCACAGCGTACACAGCGTTATACAATCCCCGATCCGGCAACACAGCCAGAAACCGCCAGAGACGCGGGACAGGATCGTGCAGCTATTTGGCGATCAGCGTCGCCTGGAGCTGTTCGCACGCGAATCAACGCCGGGCTGGGATGCCTGGGGAAACGAGGTGCAAGACCATGACACAGCCCTGTTATAAATGCCCGGATCGCTGCCAGAACTGCCACGCCAGCTGCGAAAAATACGCCGCTTTCCGCGCAGAGCTTGACAAGCGACGCGAATATAACAAGCAATTCCAGCCCATAGACCCCATGCCCTACTCCCACGAAATGGAGAAGAAGAACCGCCGCAGAAAGTACAAAGGGGGCAGCCAATGAATAAACCCATGAATGAGTATATAATGGCTATAAAGCCCGAATGGGTGGCGCTGATTGAGAGCAAGGAGAAAACGCTGGAGATCAGACGCACCGCGCCGTACATTTCCCCGCCCGTGTCAGAAAACAACCCCATAGACGTATGGGTGTACGAGACGAAAAGCAACGGCGGGCGCGGCCAGGTCGTGGGCCGTTTCCTCTGCTGCAATATCCGCACATTTGACGCGCACCGCGACGATCTACTGCTGCGGCGCGCCGCCCGCGTCCCGTGGGAAAAGCTCAAAGAATACCAGGGCGACCACACGCGCCTGTACGCCTGGGACATTACCTACTACAAAAAGCTGGCCGTCCCGCTGCCCCTGTCCGCCCTGGGCTGCAATTTCGCCCCGCAAAGCTGGTGCAAGCGAAAGGAGAAAAAGGCATGAAAGAGGAAACCCGCTATTTTTACGGAACGATCCACCCGGAACGCGCCACGAATGAGTGGCAGCGCAAAAACGCCCTGCCAGTCAGGTATGACACGGCCACCCCGGCGGAACAGGCCAAAATGCGCGAATACTACAACGTGACAGACGACGAGTGCGAGGAAATGCGCAAAATTTACGCCGCTTTTCCGCCACACCTGTTATTCCGAAAGGCCCTGTCTGCCCCGGACGAGTGGCTGCTGATCTCCTGGGAGGACGACCAGGACGAGGCCGTGCGCGAGGCAATCTGGCTGCTGGAACAGCTGGGCGGATTCTACGAGGGCTACCGCGACAAATTCCTGGAGGACTGGAACGCCGGAGAGTACGAGTCGGGCGGCTGCTGGACAATCCCGGACTACCTCATGGAAGTGGAAAGCCTGGCGTTTAGCGTCCCGGCAGTAGAGACACCGCCGCCCGTCCCGCCGGACGAGCCACTGCCGTTCGACCTGGAGGAAATGGAGGGTAAAAACCATGTTGCAAAAAGTGATCGCTCTTGATTTTGACGGCACACTCTGCGAGAGAGCGTGGCCGAATATTGGACCGGCAAAGTGGGAAGTAATCCAGGCGGCCATGGAAGAACAGCGCCAGGGTGCGCTGCTGATCCTCTGGACGACCAGAGAGGGACAGGCGCTGGACGAGGCGCTGGCGTGGTGTGAGGGCGTGGGCCTCCGGCTGGATGGCGTGAACACCTCCGCGCAGTCCTGGAAAGACGCCTACCAAAACGACCCGCGAAAGATCGGGGCCACGGAATACTGGGACGACAGGGCCGTAGACGTGGCGACAATCGAAACCCGCCAAATGCTGAAAAACGAAACGCGCCGCCGCTGGGCAGCATGGATTAAGGCCCGCGACAAATACCTGGCCGCCAAATGGCCCTGGGAACGCTGGAGGCTCAAAAAAGAGGCCCAGCGCGCGTGCCGCGACCACCTGGACGTCTACATAGCCCAGCGCAATGCAGAGGCGCACAAGCTCTGTGAGGCCACCCGCGCAGCTTATGAGAAAGCCTACGCCAAAAGGAGCGCCGAATGATCGAAGCAAACACAATTAACAGCATGGATTGTTTGGACGGCCTGGCACAAATGCCGGACGGCTGCGCAAAGCTCATTGTAGCCGACCCGCCTTATTTTATGGGCTTGACCCACAATGGCCAGCACGGCCAATTCAACGACCTGGCCGTGGCTAAGCCGTTCTACAGACAGCTGGCCCAGCAGCTGCGCCGAATCCTCAACGATCACGGCGAATTTTATATTTTTATGGACTGGCGCGGCTGCGCGTTCTACTATCCGATTTTTGCCGAACATCTGCCCGTGAAAAATATGATCGTCTGGGACAAAATGAGCGGCCCCGGAAATTTCTACAATAGCAGCCACGAGTTTATCCTCTATGGCTGCATAGACCCGCAGACAAAAAAACACGCCCGCAACGTCTGGACAGAGCGCGGTTTTACGTCCGGCAGCATACAGACAGACGGCGAGAAAATCCACCCGTCCCAGAAACCCATAGCGCTGATCCAGCGCATTATCACGGACGCCAGCGTGCCGGGCGATCTTGTGGTAGACCCGTTCGCGGGCAGCTGCACAACCGCCGTGGCCTGTATCAGAACGGGACGCCGCTATGTGTGCTTTGAGGTGTCCGAAACCTACGCAGCAGCGGGACAGGCCCGCGTCGATAAGCTGCTGGAAGAACGCCAGGCCAGAAACATAAAAAAATGAGCCGCCAGCGCGGCTGAAAGGGCAGCAAATGGAGACATACACCGAAAAGGCAATAAAGGCCATTGCAACGGGCAACGCCCCGGCGGAACAGGCAGCCCTGGAGGCCGTGATCGCGGAGGCCGTGAAAAAGGCGGTAAAGGAGACGCGCCGCCAGGATCAGCAGCAAGCACTCCATAATACAGCACTACTTATGGAGAACTACCGCGCCCTAAAAGGCTACGAAGGCCGCGCCGTGGACAGCGCCGACGCTGCCAGGCTCCAGGGTGCAGAAATCCAGGGCGAGGCGTGGCTCCGCTCTATCCGCAAGAATAAGGCCCGCACCGCTGTTATGTTGGCCCACCTGGACGCCGCCCTGGACGAGCTGGAAAAGGAAACCCGCCAAAAGGGCCGCGCCTATATGTTCGACGCCTACCGCTTGCGCTACATGGAGGGCTTGACCGCCGAAGAAGTGGCTGAAAAGCTCAACACCGGGAAGAACAGCCCGGCCCGCTGGTGCAAGCAATTAAACGAACGCCTGGCCGTCCTCCTGTTTGGAGTGGACGGCTTGCGCCGCTGGTAAAGGAGGAAACGATGAAAGCATACCGCAAAAAGGATTTACACCGCAGCAAAGACCCAGACAGAATGGCCCAGGCCGTGGCCGTTGTGGCTGCCTACCAGGCAATCGAAGAAACCACCGGGACGACAAACGCACGGCTGAAAGCCCAGGCAATCACCGACACGGGCGCAATCTTGTACGCCCTTGTACCTGTCCACATCGGCCAGCAATGCGTAGAGAAATGGCACGCCCTCCAGCAGCGCGTCGAGGCCGCACAGCAGAAACCCACGGGCCAAGAGCTGGAGGCGTGGCACGACGAGGCAGAACAGGAACACGTCCACCCGCCCAGGAAATAACCAATACACCACAAAAGACACCACAAAACCCAGAACCACATAAGCCCCGGCGGATACCCATAGAACCAAAAAGCCGACGCTTTGAGTCTATCACGGATAGTCCAAAAGCGCCTACGCGGGAAAGTTTGGGGAAAAACTGGGGTTTTACTGGTGGCCCATCCGTGGTAAGCTGGTAGCGTGGACAAGCAGGAACGCCGGGCAGAAATGCCCGGCGCTTTGTTGTTTGTGCGCCCTCCTATAACAGCGGCCAGGGTGAGCCATAACGCCCTGGCCTATATGTGAGGCGGGGGCCAGAGGGACCAGGAGGCGCGGATCATGCTGCTAAAATACTGCCGTTGTGGCGCTATCATACCAGCAGACCGCCAGCGCTGCGCGCGGTGCGAACAGCTGCACCAGAGCCGCCACACGGCATACAATGCCCAGTGTCGCAGCCAGAAAGCCGCAGCCTTTTATGTGTCCAGGGAATGGCGGACAATCCGCCCTGTAATTATATCTATATACGACGGGATAGATATATGGGCGTTTTACGAGTGCGACCAGCTGCCGGCCGCCGACGAAGTCCACCACGTCGAAGAACTGGACACAGCCTGGGATCGCCGTCTTGATCCCTTTAACCTGTTTCCTTTGGCCCACGCCTCACATACAGCGATCACGGCTGCATACAAGCGCAGCCCCGCCAGCATGAGGGCGACACAGCGCAAGCTGCTGGAGCTGCGAAAGCGCTACTTTGAGAGCAAGGGGGGCTATGAAAAAGTTTTGGAGCGGGCCGGATTAGTCGCCCCTCCCTAGACTTTGGAGAAAACTCCCCACCAAAAACTCCCCCAATGGCGCTTTTGCGGGCGTCCATGCAACAAAAACACAAAAAGGAGGCCCCACACATGGCCGGAAAACGACAACCGACGGCCCTTGTGGTGGCGAAAGGCAAGAAGCACTTAACAAAGGCCGAAATCAAAGACCGCGAAAACCGGGAACTGATCGCAGCGGCGGACAATATCGCGCCGCCGTCATGGCTGAAACCAGACCAGAAGAAGCGGTTCAACACCCTGGCTGCAGAACTGCTGAAAATGGGCATTTTCGCAAACGTGGATTGCGAGGCCCTGGGCCGCCTGGTCGTGGCCGAACAGCAGTATGTGCAGATCACCGAGGAACTGGACAAGCAGCCAATCACCTACAAGCGGAGAATCCCACGAAAGCCGACCCCGGCAGACAACCCGGACGAGATCATAGACGGGTTTATATGGGACGAGGCGCTGATAGTGAACCAGGAACGGAACGACCTGTTGATCCAGCAGGACAGAGCCTGGAAGCAGTGCAGACAAGGCGCTGCGGACTTTGGCCTGTCCGTCGCCCAGCGCTGCCGGATCGTGGCCCCCACCGCCAAGGAGGCCGCCAAAACAAACAAGTTTGAAAAATTCCGAAAGGAAAAGACCCCGGAGGAATGAAAAAGGCCGTAAAAGACCGCACAACACAGTATGCCCTGGACGTTTTGGCGGGCCGGATCGTGGCCGGGGAGCTTGTGCGGATGGCTTGCCAGCGTCACCTGGACGATCTGGAGCGCGCCAAGCTGGCCCCGTTCCGCTATTATTTCGACGTGGAAGCCGCAAACGACATACTGGAGTTTGCGGAAACCCTCACAATAGCAGAGGGCGAGGAACAGCAGCGCGTCCACCTCTACCCGTTCCAGTGCTTTATCCTGGGCAGCCTCAACGGCTGGCGGATCAAAGGAAAGGGCCACAGACGCTTTAGAACCTCCTATGTGCAGCTGGGCCGCCAGAACGGCAAGAGCTTTCTAAACGGCATACTGGCCGCTTATTATGGCAATTTCACGGCCTACCAGTACCCGCAAATCTACTGCGCGGCCACCAAACAAGACCAGGCCAATATCGTTTTTGGGGAAGTCGTGAAGTTTATACGCAGCGACGACGACCTGGCCGAGCTTTTCAAAGTCCACGAACATAACCACACGATTGAGTGCTTGCTCACGCACGGCGAAATCAAGGCAATTTCCGGCGACACAAAGAGCCTGGACGGCCACCGCCCATACCTGGGGATTGTGGACGAATACCACGCCCACCGCACGAATCAGATGTACAAACTGCTGGAGGGCGGCATAAAGAAAGTAAAATCCGCCCTTATTTCGGTTATTACTACGGCTGGTTTCGACCAAAAATCGCCCTGTTTTGCCCTGTATGAGCATTGTAAAGCCATTTTGCGCGGTGGGGCGTCCATTGACACACAATTCTGCTATATCGCAGAAATGGACGAAAAGGACGACCTCTGGACGCCGCAAAACTGGCTGAAAGCAAACCCCGCCCTGGCCTACGACCCGGACGCGCTGGAGAATCTGATCCCGATAGCCGACGCGGCCCGCCAGATGGGCGGCGAGGATTTGCGCGATTTTCTGGTAAAGCAGTTAAACAGATGGGTGCAATGGTCGAACCGCGTCTACATCCAGGACATGGAGAAGTGGCGCGCGTGCCGCAGTGACAGAACCCTGGCCGACTTTAAGGGCAGCCGCTGCTTTGTAGGGCTTGACCTGTCCAGCGGCGGCGACTTAACAACCGTCGTTATTCTGATCCCCTATCTGGTGGACGGGGTGCGCAAGTATTTTATCCATAGCCACAGCTTTATCCCGGCGCAGCGCCTCCAGCAGCACGTCCAGAGCGACAACGCGCCCTACGACAAATGGGTGGAGGACGGCCTGGTAACAGTAACCCACACAATGGGCGGCATAAAAACCGACTATAAATATATTTTAACCTACCTATCCGTACTGGTAGACCTCTACGGCCTAAAAATCAGCATGGTGTGCTACGACCCGCACAACGCCAGCGCGTTTCTGTCCGATCTGGAGGCCCAGGGCTGGCCATGCCTGGATATTATCCAGAGCGCCCGCAGCTTGTCCGACGCAACGGAAGATTTTCGTCTGGAAATCTACGCCGGGAACGTGGAGTATAACCGCGACGAGGAACTGCTGACCTGGAGCATTGCAAACGCCAAGACCATAGCGAACAACTACGGCGAGACAAAGATCGACAAGGAAATGCAAACCGAGCGCATAGACCCGGTGGACGCCGTAATCGACGCCTGGAAAGTGGCAATGTGCGGCAACGACGCCATAACGGGCGACGAGGCACTGGAGGCGTGGCTGGAAATGTACAACGAACACATAGCAAAAACGGGGACGACAAAATGAACTTTTTTCAATGGTTTATTAAAAGCATGACGGGGTATTTTTCCAGGGCTGCACCGCCTGGCCCAGAACCTCCGCAGCTGCCCGCCGTGGCTGCTGCGCCGGAGGAACAGCCGGAGACGATCACGGCCACGGCCAAGGACGTGCAGCCCGCGCCCAAGGCAGCAAGCAACGGCTGGGAACACCTGGGCAGCACAAAGTTTTTGCAATGGCTGGGCCTGGGCAGAGACAAGCCGAAAGCCGTAGAGAATGTAACGTATTTTACCTGTCTCAAACTGCTGTCTGAAACTATGGCGAAAATGCCGATCAAGGTCTACACCTACGACGACGGCGGCCCACTGGAGGCGAACCCCGCCGACGACAGGCTGGCCTACCTCCTGGACGTGCGGCCCAATCCACTTATGACGCCGACCACGTTCTGGACGGCGGTAGAAAACAACAGGAACCACTACGGCAACGCTTATGTGTATATCCGGCGTAAATTCCTGCGCCAGAAATACGGCGGACAGATTGAGCTGCAAGACCTCTGGATCATGCCGTCCAGCTGCGTGCGTGTCGTAATCGACGACGCGGGCGTATTTGCTGGAGCTGGCCGCCTCTGGTACGTCTACTCCGACCAGTACACCGGGCAACAATACGTTTTCAGCTCCGACGACGTGCTGCACTTTAAGACCTCCCACACCTTTAACGGCCTGGTGGGCGAAAGCGTCCAAGCGATCCTGGCCTCTACCGTCCAGGGGCAGCAAGCGTCCCAGGATTTTCTCAACGATCTGTACGAGAACGGGCTGACGGCCCGCGCCGTGTTGGAATACACGGGCGATTTGTCCGCAGCTGGACAGACAAAGCTGCGAGAATCGTTTGAACAGATGGGAAACGGCCCGGCAAACGCTGGCCGCATCCTGCCTGTCCCGCTGGGCTTTAAGCTCACGCCTATGGACATAAAGCTGACCGACGCCCAGTATCTGGAGCTGAAAAAGTACGGCGCGCTGCAACTGGCCGCCGCCTTTGGCATTAAGCCAAACCAGCTGAACGACTACGAGCGCGGCAGCTATGCAAACAGTGAACAGCAGACAATCGCTTTCCAGGTCGAAACCATGCAGTACACGATCAAACAGTACGAGGAAGAAATGGCCTATAAACTGCTGGACGGCCCGGCGGATCGCCGCCGCGTGAAGTTTAACGAAAAAGCCCTGCTGCGCACCGACAGCAAAACACAAATGGAAATTTTGAAAACCGCCGTCGAGGGGTCGATCTACTCCCCCAATGAGGCCCGGCGCTATGTGGATAAGCGCGCCGCGCCTGGAGGCGATAAGCTGCTGGCGAACGGCGGCATGATCGCTCTGGAACAGATGGGCGCACAGTACGGCGTCAATAAAACCGAGAAAGGAGGCACAGAAAATGCCCCGATTTGACTTTACCGCCCGCGACAGGGACGGAAAGCTGAAAAATTACGGCTACCTGGACATGGAAAACCAGGCAGACGGCCCGGCCACAATGACCTTTTACGGTGACATTGTAGCCACCGAGGGCTGGCGGGAAGATCGCGCGCCGCAGCAGATCGCGGACTTTTTGGCGTCGCTCACCCAGGGCCAACAGATCAACCTGTATTTCAACAGCCCCGGCGGCGACGCCTACGCGGGCGTGGCAATGCACAATATTTTGTCCCGCTGGCAGGGCCGCAAGGTGGCCTACGTTGACGCAATCGCCGCCAGCGCGGCAACCATGCCGCTTATGGCGTGCGACGAAATCCACCTTGCAGCGGGCGCGGAGGTTATGATTCACGACCCCTGGGCCTGGACGGCGGGCAACGCCGCAGAGCTGCGCGAGGCTGCGGACAGGCTGGACAAGGTGGGCGACCACTACGCGGATATTTACACAGCCCACGCAGCGGAGGGCGTGACCCGCGACCAGCTGCGCGAGGCCATGCGCGCGGAAACCTGGCTGGACGGCTCTAACATCGGCCAGTATTTCGACGTGATCGTGGACGAAACGGCAGGCGCCCCCCCCTGCCCCCGCCTGTCCGCAGCCTCGCGCAGCTCTGCGGCGTTGCCCGCCGTCCAGGCCCAGGGGTCGTGAATCATAACCTCCGCGCC